ATGCCACTGATTCAAGGAAATAGCAAAGAAAGCATTCATACAAACATCAAAAAACTAATAGGGGAAGGATACAAGAGGAAACAGGCCGTCGCCATTGCTTACAGCGAAGCTGAAAAAGCAAAAAGCAAGGAAGACCAGGAGCTGAGCAAGCCATATATTTATAAAAACTCCTGTACAAGTGCTCCGTCTAAAGAAACTCAGCAATTTCCATATTTATAATTTTGTATGAATGCAGGGGATATATTCAAAACAAGTTTATTTGTTACTATCCTCGTCAGGATAGACTTCGGGAACATAGTGTGCAAAGTCTCTAGCCTCTCTATCGCATATGAACACAGAAGTTACCGCTGAAGTGCTTCCCGTCTCCATTTTATCACTCTCGTGACAAGCACCTTTCCAAGCTCTTTCTATTGCCATTTCTTCTGTAGGAGCTTCAACTTCTACCATAAAATATTGTGTGAAGGATAATCCAACGCGCCATTTTGGAAATTTTTTAGCCATTTTTAATTTTCCTTTTTCGCATTAAGTTACGCTAATATTGCCTTGAGAAATACCTGTGCACGTCCAATCCGTATTTGCTGCAGTGCAGAGAAGTTGTATGGCATCATACTGATTTGTAGCATCTAAACTTCCTCCTGCTCCAATCGTAGTATCTTGATTGCCGAAATGAATCGTTTGCCCAGCATTCTGAGCAATCTGCCATCCGCCAGAACCCTTTCCTACTATCCAAACAAGATCACCCACAGCAGATGTAGAAGGGAGAGTTGCTATTACAAGTGCAGAATTATTTGCAATATAGCCGGTATTGACTGCCATTGTTTGTGAAGTGTTTGTAACTTCAATAAAAGGGAATACAAACGCCTGAGAAGCCCATCTAACGCCTTCAGGTGTGGAAGAATCTGTCGTCAAAACCTGATTATCTGGACCTGCCGGAAGCCTTACATTATTTGAAGCTGTCCTGACTAGTAAATCTCCCTTGGTTGTAAGCGGAGATATGTTGTCAAATGCAGTAGAAGGATCGGCAACATCAGAAAGATTATTTGCCACCGCGAGCAAATCAGTAATTTTCGTTCCTGAATCTTTGATGACTTTTCCCGTATTATCGGCATAGGTGGCTATATCATCTTGAACAGATGAGTTAGGTCCGATGACATTGCCAGTGCTGCCGCCTCCACTTCCTGACTTATCCAAGTTATTTGTGAATGGGTTATATCCGTAAATTGTCATAATCTTTCCTATGAAAAATAAGTCGCCCGATTGGTCCAACTATAGGTAAAGCCAGCTCCTGCATCGGGTATCTGGACTCGATTAATGAAGCCATTATTGTCATAACTAAGCTTGCGGATAAACCACGTCGTATTATCTACGCTTTCATTCGGAATGGCAGAAAACCCCACATAAAGAGGCCTTCCCGCACTGTCATTATCAAGTCTTTGCTCATAGAAATCATTTGTTCCTAGAGTAGAAGCAAGGTTATTAATCTGATCAAAAACGTTGGTTGGAATAGGCATGAATCACTCCTTTGACCAAAGTCTAAGGCGGTTTGACGCATGTCAACAAAGAGGATCGCTAGACCGTTTATCGGTCTTCTCGATATTGCGCGCTGTAAGAACAGCTATCGCTTTTTTGGGCAGCATCCTCTTCGGTTTCTTGACGAACCGGAGGTGGCGAAACGACCTGAATAAAGTCAGGTATCGCAAACCCTTCGAGTGATTCCTCATGTCTAACATTCGGCATGGGACGGCCTTGTGCAATGGATGCTTTTTAAAAATCTGATATTAGCTTGATTTTACAGGAGTAATTGAGGAGGGGAGTAACTGAGTTCTTATGAGTCTTAGAGGACTTTTATGCAGTCCTGGGGGATAGTAATTGAGAACCCCATCCATTAGACGCAGGAGCGGCTTTTTGAGCACTAGACGGATTATATCCGCCAAAACCATTTTGATCACAGGAAGAACCACCAGATCTGGAATTATAATGGGCTTTGACTTTTGTTTTAATTAAATTGGTGACCGTCTCATTGTGACTCATTGAGTCCAGCATAAACCACTGACACCAATGCTCGCCTGATTGATCTACTTTTTTAAAGCTCGGAGCAGCAATAAATATACCGTTGCCGTCTTTGGTTCTCTGAACTTTGTATCGCAAAATGATTTGCCCGAAAAATCTGATGCTTGCAACCCCTAAATATTTTTCTGCAGGAGTCTCATCGAAAGCTAAGAATTCGAGTTGGGAGTCTTCCATATTCTTGATTTCCTCTTGTTAATCTTTAGTCTCTTTCGGATTTGGTTGACCCCCGCATAACGGAACGACGCCACCATAACCGAGCACCCTACAACAGCGCCCTGTTGCATAGATACTTTTTCACAATAAAGACTTTACCCTAATAATACAAACCTAAATTTCATTTTTTGCAGGATTAATTTTTGAAGAGAAATTGGGTAGGGAGAAAAAGAAGAAGCTTCTCTAAGCATTGCCTCGGCAATAACATCATGGGTATGGATTTTGCCCGTTTAAAGGCTCTAAATAATCAGCGCTTTTAACAAGAAAATCAGGGAAATACCGGGCTGCATTCGAGTAAAAAATCGGCCTTCCAGTCTCTGCAACCTTGGTCGCGTTTTCATCCGTCGAAAAGCTATTGTCGGCTGTTCCGATTCTAACCTGCCATTTAGAGCTGATTTTAAGAAGAACAGCAAAATTGTTATCTGTGCCTTCCCATTGTTTCAACGAATATACATCTAGAGGGGGCTTAGCCATAATAAACTCCGATTCAATGCTTATGGTGCTCATTCATTTTAAATATTTTCTGTATTAAATACACCTTGTTATTGTGGCAATGGCATTGGTGCATTCTCTTCTATTATTTCCCGAATCAGCTGCGATACAGAATAAATTTCACCTGTTTCTCTTGACTTTTCGATTGCAAGGCGCTTCAAAAACTTATGATAGTCCTTCTCTACTCTAATGCAAACCATGGTTGATTCTTTAAAGGTTCTTTTTCCTTCCTTCTTTTTATTGCCAGGCATTTCAGACAAGGGTCTTCGATTATGCGGTCCCACCCATCTGCAGTTTGCTTTGCAAAAATCGTGATCCAAGCTGATGAGTTCTATTCCGTCGCAATCTTCTGGCCTAGGTCCCATGTCCTCAAAGAACTTGATGAAAGAGCTCTTCCATTCTGGGCACATTGTGATGCCTCGCCCTCCGTAGCTCTTGTAGCTTTTCGCGTTTTTGTTGTAGCAAAGCATCTTCATTCTGATCCAAGTCTTGTGTTCCTTGGATTTGGTCATTTTGTGTGTCGTCATGTATCTCTCTTACCTTGAAGTCAAAATTTATCTGATTATCATCCACGGGGAATTCTCTCAGTATCAGCCCTCTTAAAAACTTTGGAATGGAAACCTTCTGTTCATCCGCAAGTTTTTTGATTACAATGAAGTTTTCAAACGGAAGAGAAAATGAAACAATTTGATTCTCATCCCTCCTCCAATGGGTAAGCGCTGATGTCTGAACATTATTATTAGGATTCAATGGATGGTTTTTTTTATGAACTACCCCGTGGCATGTGCTGCAAAGCCAATAAATTGATAATGGCTTCCCGTAATCGACATGATGAGCCTCGAGCATGCTATGTTCCAAAGTACAAAGATCGCAGCAGATAGGCCTTTGTATCCGCCCTTCTTTCAAAGCCTTGGCCACATCTCTGCGCGCTATAGCTTTTCTCTTAAATTCTATGCATTCGTCATCGTTGACTTTATATTTTTGCGGAAGAGGCATGAATTGATGCTTGGCCTTTTATTTTTGTATTAATTGAGTAAAGTTTGTTTGTGTATTTTTTTTGGACGACCCTTTGATCGGGAAACCGGTTTCACTTGACCGCCCGTAATAAAATAGATTTTTTGAGCTGTTTCATCGTCTATAGTTTCATTCTTTTTTGCCTTCCAAATCACTTGACGGGTACATCCGGAGAGCCTAGCAAGTTCGTTAGTTTCCATATTATTTTTTCTCAACCAGCGCTCTAGTTCCATACATTGCTCCATATCTATTCAGCCCTCCCCTTAATTTTATGCAGTATATCGCAAGGTAGATTGTTTATGTTAATCTTTTCGTTTGCTTAAAATCTCATTCCGTATAAATTTCTGTCTACAAGTCTCCAAAGGCAAAAAAAATGGATTTCAAGATAAGAATGAAAAAGGTTATGATACACGAAATTGGTATCGAAGCCGATTCATTCAAACATGCACTTCATTTGTGCAATTTCTATTGCGATCAATTGGATTCGTTCCCCTTGGTAGCTTTAAGGTTTGAAATTGAATCAGTAACGAGAGTTGAAGATGATAAAGGAAATAATACAAAGAAACAATATGGATCTACAGCGCGTAAACGCCGAAGGTAGAGTGGATTTATCCCTCAAGCATAAAAGTTGCAGAATAAAATTAGGGGGTCAAGTTTGGCGACCAGCCCCCCTAAAGGTGGAATTCTGCAAAATGCTTCTTCCTATGCCGCTGTTATTCCTCTCAGGAATTTTTACAGGGATTGGCATTATGCTAGCCTTAAATTAACCAATTCCTCAAGCAAAAAAGGACTCAATTATGGACAGGAAAAAAATAGATAAAGCATTTTTAGATTCACTAACCCTAGAGAGCTCTATGAGCGAGATTCTTGAATTAACGGAGACGTTCAAGTACGACCTCATTAAAGCCAAAAGGGATAGTGAAAAATCTGGAAAATACACAGTTTCCTGCCTCTTTCGAGTCCGGCAGCTTCTAATTGACCTAGAAAAATTAGGATCGCAATTTCGCAAGCTGTCAATTGCTTATGAAAAGGATTTAGAAAAGAAAAAGAAAACCAAATGAAAAGGGGACGACCCGTCCTCTTTTTATGATTTTACTCAATAAAGAGAAGGAAAAAATGAATAATTCAGATGACATTCCCCCAGGATATGCCCGGGTTACAGAAATTCTTCAACCGTACACCTCATTTGATGGAATTGATCCTGCAGTCCTTGCAAAGGCTGCAGACAGAGGAACTCGAGTTCACAAATACTGCGAACTCTACACACAAAATCTGCTTATTGAAAAAGTAGATAAAGATTGCCTGCCTTACGTTGAAAGCTTCGTTCAATGGTTTGATACGATGGTTGAGGACGTATGGGTAAGCGAAATGAGGCTTTCTTGCAGCAAGTATCTCATCACTGGCAAGCTCGATATGGTAGCAACCATCAAAGGAGATAAAACTGAGACTCTCGTAGATTTAAAAACACCTCAGCAGGCAAGCCTATCGTGGCAATTGCAAACGGCAGCCTACCGATATCTGATGCGCGCCAGCCAGGGCATTGATATTTCAAGGCGTATCTGCCTTCTCTTAGACAGAGAAGGGAAGCTGCCAAAGATTGTAGAATACACCAATCATGAAGCAGATGAGCGCTTATTTTTAAGCGCTGTCGAGCTCTTTCATTTTTTTAAATAGCAATAATTGAAAAAAATGTACGCACAAGCCTCCAAAGGTTAATTTTTTTGGTTTTAAATATTATTTTTCTCTAGGAAAAATATCGATAAATACATATCGTGTTGTGTATAACAGATGGTAGAGTCTAAAAAAAGAGAAAAAGATGGATTGGATTGACAGAATGGAAATGGCTTACGAAGCACAAACAGATCGAATGATTGACGAGATGTATGCGCCAAGAGCAATCGAATGTACGATGTGCGAGGAGTATTTCAATTCTGATGATGCTTTGGAAACCAAATATGACTCGAAATTGTGCTTTTGTTCAGATGATTGTGTTGATCAATGGGAGGAAGAAAATGCTCATGATTATGAAGAAGAGGGTGAGGATCTGGAAAACCAGGTTTCCATATACCCAGCTTTCTGTACAACAATCCATCCAACAATTAAAAAAGCAGGTTGATTATGAATAAAGGCGGTTTTAGCTGGAAGAAATTGATCGGGCTTAGCAGAGCCAAGAGCAGTATCTCCCGCGCAATTAAAATCCCATTAACTAAAAGCGGGAGGCAAAGAAAGGCTGGAGCGGGAAGCCTTCTAGCACTCTTGTTCATATTATTTTTCGATTAAGGAGTAAAAAACATGTTTGATTTTGAACAGGCCAACGAGGCTATTAAAAAAAACGAAGTAATGAAAATCGAAGCAGGGGGCATGACGGTAGGGCAAGCTCAGCAGTTGCTTAGTAAAAAGCTTGATCTTACCCCTCTCATTTCCCGCGCATCGGAACATGAAGTGGTAAATGAAGAGAGCGCCAGCCAAGCGCTTTCTATGAGCTTGCAAGCCCGTAAAATTCGCAAGCAGTTGGATGAAACAAGATTGTCCATTGTTCGCCCGCATCTTGACTTTCAAAAGGCTGTAAACAAAATCGTCAAAGAGTACGAATCGAAATTAGAGCACATTGAAAACAATCTTAAAAACAAGCTGGACGAGTACCTCAAGCAGGCCTCTTCCACCAATAATTCCTCCTTTATCAGCAAATCGAGAGAAATGCTAGTGGAAGATGGAAAACTTACCAAAGTGAAAAAGTGGGTCTGGGAGCTCGAAGATGAACAATCCATTCCTCGTGAATATCTTACTCTTGATGAAAAAAAGATCGATGAAGCTGTCAAGCAAGGTATTCGAAATATTCCAGGCATAAAAGTTTTTGAAAAAGAAGAAATCACCATGCGTGTGAAAAACTAAGGAGCTAATTATGAATTACGCAATGACATTATCAGATACTCAGATGCTGCCAAAAAATTTGGAAGCAGAGGAGATTTTTAAGTGGGGGCATGAATTAGGTAAATGCCCATTTTATCAAAAGCTAGGACCTGGCGGGGTAATCGCTGTGGTTTTAACAGCCAGGGAATTAGGACTGCCTCCAATGGCATGTTTGAATGGAGGGTTACATAACATTGAGGGTAAAGTCTCGATCAGCGCCCAAATGATGAACGCCATGATTATCAGATCGGGCCATTCTGCAAAACTGATCGAACTTACTCAGCAAAGATGCGTCATCCGGTTTAAGCGTCGCGAAGATAAGGAACACATCGATTACGCATACACGGTAGAAGAAGCACAAAAGGCAGGATACCTCGGTAAAAAGAATTGGCAGACGCACTTGAGAGACATGTTATTTTGCCGCTGCCTTTCCGGAGGAGCGCGCAAATTTATGCCGGATGTCATCGGAAACGTCTATATCCATGGTGAGCTAGGCGATGAGACAATGCCAATCGTTCCTCAAGAAGTTCAAGATCATCCAGAAATTATCCAAGCTGCTCCTCAACAGCTAAGTAATCATAAAATTGAACCTTTTCAACAACCTGAAGAGCCTAAACAAATCGAACATGTCAAGGTTGATGGATACGAGGTTTTTTACGAAAAACACTTCCGCGAGGACGATAAGGTGGCTTATGTCCGTAAAATCGCTCAAGCTACCAACAAGACAGAAACTCAAATTATCAATTCAGCCGTTGCCAACGAAGCTGGATTCTTGACTGCCTTTGAAAAGTGGAAAGCCGATCAAAAAAAATCGGAGAAGAAAGGAAAGAATAAGGGCGCCAGTGAAGCGACTGACATCGCACCATTAGCGCCTCATTCAGATGAAGTCCCACAATCAATGGACGAGCTAATTTAGGCTTTGAATTAGGGGTAAGTTCGAGGCTTATCCCTATCTCTTCCTTAATCACATCCTCGGCAGCCTTCTCTGTGGGATTATCATTCCCAAAGAGCAAGCATGCTAATCCAATGATCAGACTGATGATAACTACCAGGCCAATAAATTGATAGGGCGGCTTCACGTAAATCATGTAGGCTGCAAAAGCATCTATTGTAGGTGGTCAGGTATCATTTCACAGGAGCCTGTTGAACAGGAGCCTGTTGAATTTGAACAACCGGATCCTTATCCTTATTTTTCACTTCGATGGCAACTGTCACATCAGTGTCTTTTTGAAAAGCTTCTTTGTCGATCTCCACTTTAACAGCTGTATCTGTTGCGATGTCTTCGACGGCTTTGAATAATTCCGGCAGTGCCGCACAACCAGTTACAAGAAAAATTAGAGAGACAAATAGAAAAGAGCGAACCATAAAACCCCCATGTTAAAAAAATCAAGCTTAGATTGAGTGAATTGATTGGATAAATGGGGGATTTGAGAACTTAAAGAGTTGAGCTAATGAGTCGTTAACTTAACGTCTGATAATCATGCTTATGTTGCATAAACACTTATAAATCAGTGACTAACGAAAAAAATCCACATAAAAACCGGCTCATTAAAGCTTCGCCACTTTTGGTCGATGAAATCACTCGTACAGCCTATACAAGACTTCAGAGTAACCATTTCTATACTTTCTTATGTTAGTCTCAGTATTCTTTTACAGTATTATGTCCCAGAAGTCAAATATTTATGAACGGTTTTCAAAATACTGAATTTTTTTGACGATATCCATCACAAAAAAGAACCATGATTCAATGATTACTGTGTTTGAGCTACTTAGGAAATCCGAGAAGGAGAAAAATGTTTCTCATTATAACGTAAAATTCAACTCCTCTGCTAAAGCCAGAAATATTTTTTTCCGTATACCCAGCTTTCTGGATGCCCAACCTTCCAATTGTTTGTTAGTCCAGATTCCTGGGAATTTTTAGCGGTGTGCATGAGAAAGGTCGATTTTGTTTACATGTGTTTACAAGTACGAGCTATGGTAACCTGAACAAAATTTGGCACCTTCCCAAAAATGAAAAACAGGCAGATTTATCGTGTAAATCATTGTTTAAAAAAGCTTTCATGTGCTTTTACAACATGTTTAAAACAATAATGAACTTAAAACAGCAACGAATCTCTGTCATCAAAATCTTGTGAACAAGAAAGGTCGATTTTGTTTACACTGTTTACAAAAAACTTTCCATGGATTGAGGGCGACTGCACATATAACCGATCTTCGTAGCTTTAGGGGTCAGTCTTGAACAAGTCATCAACGCGGCGAAGGGACCTGCATAACTACTTACTTGGAAGGCGCTAACAACTTAAGAAGGCGACATAGGGGGCGGATCACCCAACCAAAGGGTGTGATGCAGAAATCTTGCGATCCAAGTCAGGTAGACGGCGTTTCTGACCATCTACCATGACTCAAATTCACTTAGGGGCATAGTTATGTCATCTAGCCACAAACTGCTGGTATAAGAAGCTCAATTAACCACCATCATCGTCAATTTCGGAAGCTGGCTGTAGCCGATCGCCTGAATGTAGTTCAAAGACGAAAGCCCGAATAACATTTCGGAGATCATTCAGCCGACGGAGAATATCACCAAACTAGAAAAAAATGAGAACTCTTCTGTCTGGCAAGAAAGATAATCATTAACTCAGCTCTTTGCTTCCTGAAAAAATGTTACTGTGATTAAGAGGGGGCGGTTTTTGTGATTCAGATCAGTCGATTTTGTTTACAAAAAAAGGAAATCACAGGAGATGTTGTGAATGACGGGGGTCGGTTTTGTTGACAACTGTTTACAAGAACTTGACTCAGTCCTATTTTCTATCCCACATTGTGATCTAAAGAAGTTTTCAGATAAGACGAAAAAACAGATTCAAAATAAAATTAGCTCGTGTGAGTCAGGAAGGTCGCTTTTGTTTACATAGGTTTACAAACTCTTTCCTGAATTCAAAAATCTTTCGTTGAAAGTACTAAAAAATCTATTCTTACTCTAATGAGAGAGCTTTTTTATACTTCTCTGATATAAAAAAAACATTGTTACTTTCCGAAGCTGTCAAGGAGTTGCGTATTCAATATTGTGAATGATGAGGGTCGATTTTGTTTACACTGTTTACAAGATGTCATTTTAATGAGCAAGGACCTCGACCTAGCACCTTAATTCTGCTTTCTGAGCCTTACACAAGCAATACCAAAGTGATTTGGAGTCTTTGCCGTCATGATCAATAATTGCTAATCGAGTACAGAAAAGTGGTTTGTACAAATCCTTTGTTTTTTCTGAAAATAGGTTAGTCACACATTCGGAAGGGTTAGCCAGATATTGAGTTTTTCTCGAGAGTAAAGGGTAGTCACTGACCTTTTCAAAAACTATATGTTTGACTTATTTCTAAATGTTAAATGCTTTTTTGCTAAATTTTTGCAATTTGCACGCTTTTTTCTCCTGTTTCATGCGAAAACATATTGCAATAGGTAAAAGAGGAAGGGCGCGGCTTTGATAAAAGGAAATGCTTTAGGCAAGTTATCTTTATTTTCAGATGGGTTTTTTTTGGCTCTCGGAGCGAAGCGGGAGAGAGCCTGTTTACTGCGAAGCTGTAAACATTTTATATTCTAGTTGAATATAATTAGGGTTGTTTACTTAAGGATAAGTCTAACAAAATAAGGGACTTGCAAAACAGCCTGGGATTGAGAAGGGGCGGTCTCGTGAACGAGAGGGGGCGGTATTGAGATTGAGGACGGGCGATCCTGTTTACAAATAGGGTATTTTCAGTGCATAAGAAGGGTCGATTTTGTTTACAGTGTTTACAAGAATTAACCCTTTTTTTGAATATCAATTTCCACCTAAGTTTCTAGTGTTTAAGCGCATAAAAATGGATATTCCTTTGTGATTCAGATAGGTCGCTTTTGTTTACGAAAATTTATCAGCAAATGCCCTCACTTTGTCAGAGACTTCTTTTGTAATGTGCCTCTTTTCATTTAAGAGAAAACTGACCATTTGCCCAGTGATGCCAAGATGATTACCAAATTGCCTAACGTTAAGTTTGGATTTTTTGTATATCTCCTTAAATTCTTCAATGCCAAGGGTTTTATCTTCTTTTTTCTCTAGTGCTGGTATTTCTCTATTTGCTTGTACGAGTCTTAATTCTTGCCCTAACCACTCAGGTGGAGTAAGTGTAAGAGAACAACTAAAAGGATCTGCACATTCAGAAGGCAAAAACTTTTCTCCTGTGTGAGACCAGTCTCCTAAGTATCCATGCTCTTTCATATAGCTAAGCTCGGACTCTAGAGATCTAAGGTCTCTCATCTTATATCTTCCTGATGGATCTAAATCGCACCAGTCCATTAAGCTGCGAATGGATATTTTCTGTTGAGGGTTCATTCTCCAGAAAATGGCCAATAATGGAGTTAGGTAAATTGTAAGAGGATGCTCACGATGGTTCTCCTGAGCAATTTTCTTTAGAAGTTTGGTATATTTGGCAGATTGTCCATCTTTTGGTTCAAATGCATTTTTATACCAAAAATCAGTCGCTCTCAGCTTGATTTTTTCATCAATGATAACCTTATCGAATATCTCTTGCCTGAATCCATCGATGCTAAAAAGGCGTTCTCCCTGGATGACCTCTTTTTTTCCCTCTTTTTTTCTAGCCGTGATAAAAAGACTCTGAAAGACTCTGATAATCTCGCTTGCAGTCTTCTTTAATTCATGATCATAGGTGCCATTAGCCTTTTTTCTATGACCCAGTCTTGCTAGATGATCATTTACACTCCAAATGAAATGGCCCTTTCTAAAATTTTCTTCTAGGCCAATTAAGAAACCTAGAAGATGCCGCAGTCCTTCAGCACCAAATGTGCGCTTGATATAAAGGGCTAAGCTAACCTCTCTGAAGTGAATGTCAGATTTGAAAAGCGAAATGTCAATTTCAGCCTGCGCTTCTACTTTTGGATTATCGCTTACGACTGCAATATATTTTTCTTCAATCGTTTCCCGTCCATTAAGATAGGAAGCAGTTTTTTCGACTTTTAATATTGAAGACAGGAATTCCTCAGCCTCTTTTTGCTCTATTGCAGTCCATTCGGAATGAGGCTTGCTTAACAGTCTTCTTGGAATCATATCTGGCTTTCCGGCAAACATGGCAAGCAACGTAAACATGAGAGCATGCGATGGAAGAGCAAATGTGTCTTTATTTGACGATTGGTCGATAATGTTTTGAATAGCCTCTTCTATAAGAGAGCGTTGAGCGGTAGGACCCATCTCATTAAGGATATTCTTCAAAGAGACAAGTTGATTTGGAGAAAAGCTCTGTATGGGCGATATGGCGGATTCCCATTCTTGTTTTTCTGAGGATTTTATTTTAAGCGACATGCCAAGTAGTTGCATGTCTTCAACAGAGTCTAAAATTTCGACGGTTTTTCCCGTTTTTTTATCAACGACGTGGAGTTGATAACTTGTTTCCGTATCCTTTGGAGGGATAATGAGCTCACCGACAAGCGGAATTGAAGGCTTTTTTACTTTTTTTGATTTCATTTTTTCTTTGGTAGTGTTCATATCGCTCATTTTTTCTCTTTTAGTGTAGACAAGGGCCTGTCAAATACCAAAGAGATGGTTTGATTGGATGGGCCATTGCGGTTTTTAAGGACAACAAAATCGAGGTCCACAGTTCTACTCATTAGGGATTCTCCCTTGCTGTCTGATTTTTCTTTAGCGTCATTCCAGATACCTAAAACAAGTTTAGCATCGTTTTCAATATCCCCAGCTTCGCGCAAATTATCGAGGCGTAAAACTTCTTGCTTGGTGTTTCCCCTTCCAAATTGTGCTCCAAGAATGATCGGAACTGAATTGAATTTTGCTGTTTCCAGAATTGTTTCAGAGATTTTTTGCAGTTCTAGCTGTCTTGTAGAGGATTTTCCTTTGAATTTTATTTTTTGAATATAATCAATGAAGATTGCCCCCATTTTTCCACGTTCTTTCAAACTGGCGATGACTTTGCTTAGGTCATCCACAAAATAAGGAAAATCACTGACAACCAATCTATGGCTTTCAGTCAGGGATTGAAGAAGAGCAACTCCTTCATTGATCTTAGGATTTTTTGTAAAACCCCCTCTCAGATATCCTTCTAGGTTGCCAAGGTTATTGGCTTCATTGATAAATTCCCCTGTTAGGATATTCAGAACTTTTAAAAGAATTTGATTTTTAGGTTCTTCGTAAGAGAAAAAGTAAAATTCTCTATCTGGGTAGAGTTTGACCATATTAACGAAAAAATTAAGCAAAGCTGTTGTTTTTCCATGCGAAGGTCTTCCAGCAATAATGGTGATGGCTTCTTGAGGGATTTGAATGGTAGCATCAAGCGATTTATATCCAGTTTTCAAGCCTTCTTGAATAGATGACAAATCTTGTTTTAGGTTTTCTACAGTATAGGGCTTAAGCAGAAAGTCATCTTTTTTATGCTCTTTTTTTACTTGAGAAAGAATCTGCTCGGCTTTCTTTATTTCTCCGAGTGAAATAAGCTTTTGAGCCTCTGCAAGGGATTTTTTGTAATTTTCATCTTCCTCTTTCTTTTTTTGCTCTTTTAGGGATTTAGCCATAATGTCATCAATCTCATTAGGACTAAGATTGAAAATTGCTTCCATTTCTTGCTTAAAGATACTCTTGTCTAAAGCATCTTCAATTTTAACATATTCTTTGGAGGCTCTTCCTAATGCAGAATAACGACCCATGTCAGTGTTTAGGTCGTCTTTATAAGCAAGATAAGAAGGAAGCCATCTCGCTCGCGATTGAGCTTTTTCTTTGATCAATTTTTTTAATGCGTCATGACCGTTAGATTTGACGTATTCATCCGGATCCTTAAACGGGCTGAGAAGATGAGGAGGAAGAATAAATGCTTTGATTCCGTTTGCCTCTAAAATGTCCGAGGCTTTTTTAGCCTTTTCAATAGATCCAATCTCCCCTTTGCTATCCTTAGAATCATTGTCAAAAATAATGACGACACTTTCTATTTCATAAATCCTTAAACTTTCGAGGTGCTTAGAAGATAAGTCCCCTTGACCGGTTGCAACGATATTTTGAATTCCAAGGCTAGGGAGATAGGCAGCATCTGGAAGCCCTTCGACGAGAAGAAGCTGGCTTTCGCGTTTGCATTTATAAATGTTGAAGAGATCGTCTTTTTTGAGACCAGCTGTATAGCTCCATCTATAAAGCTTTCCATCGGAATCAGGAACACCTTCTTTAATGGTTGCTCTTTTTGCGAAGCCTAATATTTTTCCGAACTTGTCTCTATAAGGAAGTGCTGCTCTAAAAAGATCTCCGCCTGCGCCATTGAGTTTAATTTCGCTTATTTCGTGATGTCTTTCTGGAGGAAGCTGAGACCTTAGATGCTCTCTTATTTGCGCGTCCTTAGGCCAATACATCCATTCTGTCGTCAAAAGCTTTGCAGCATCATACCCCCTTACTTCAGTCAGATATTGAAATGCTTCTTTTCCTTCTTTCTTTGCGAGCATGGTTTTCCCATATTCGAAGACCAATTCATACAGGTTGGCGAGAGCGTAAGATTTTTTAGTCTCAGGAGCAACGGGGTTATGTTTATGCAACTCGTCTAGTAAATCACAACGAAAGGTTTCTGCTAGATATTTGCATGCATCCACATAGCCAAAGCCTTTTTCCCTTTGGACAAGTTCTATTACATCAAAGGATTCATTACAGCTAAAGCAATGAAATTGACTCCATCCAGAACCTAGCCTAAAGCATTGACCAGTTTTTGACTCATGCCCTGAAATGCATTTTCCAACCAAATAACCGCCAACGCGCTTGAGATTTAATTTATGATGGAGGTCTAGATGTTCAGCAACCTCCTCAATGCGTATAGAGGCCTTTAGTTTTTCTTTTACCAAATTGTCAATCATGCTCAGTCCCCGTCAGACTTCTCTCAAAGCCAACTATTTCTCTGTTTATTGTGTTTGTTGTTCTTCTTCCATTTTGATGAGCCACTGAATGGCTTCGCAGATCATTTCAGATTTTTCTGTTTTCCGTCCCTGCAGCATCCGATTTGCATAAAGATCATTGAAAGCTTTGTAAATGTCTTCAGTCAAATTAAAGGTCATTTTATAGGTTGGAATTTTTTGTGTTTGCTGTTTTGTAGTTGGAAATATGGTTGTTGGCCGGGTTGTTTGAGTTTCTTGTTTGACATCCGGATTAGTTTCCAACTTTCCATTTTGTTGGATTGTTGTGTGGCCAGCTTTATTGTTAAGCGATTGGCTTATTTCCTGGAAAGATGGACTTCCAGCTGGGTGGGAATCTGGCTTGTTTTCTAGTTGGTTTGCTGGCTGGATTGTTTGTTTGCTTTCTGGTTTCCCTTCTTTCTGGTTGTCCAGCTTCCCAACCGGTTGATTATCATACATTTCATCTATTGATAACTTAGCTTTTTTCTTAATTTCACTAATTCCTGACATATGCACCTAACCTTTCCATTAGTTCGTTTGTAAAATCATGGTAAGCCTTAGCGCTTGAACAATTAGGATCGAAATCGAAAATTGCTTTAGCTGCTTCTTGTGATTCCTTCAATTTCACGTTTTCAGGAATTCGTGTATTGAAGACTTTTTCTCCGAATAGATCATTAATGGCGTCGTATATTCTTTTGGAATGATTAGTAGACATTTTGAAGAAAGTGAATAAGACTCCTAGAATTTCAGCACGATGATTGACCAATTGACCGACTTTCTTATTTGTTCGGTTGATGGTATCCATGAAATTCTGCATTCCAGCTAGGTTGAAGTAGTCCAGCCCAACAGGCAATATAATATAATCGGCTGCCAATACAGCATTTGTAAGAAGAGTTCCAAACGTAGGGGAGGTATCAATGATTATATAATCATAGGTGAGATCGACTAGTTTTGAACGAAGAGCAAATTCTTTAGCTTGAATTTGAGCGAGTTTAACATCTGCTACAGCTAAAGAGACATCTGAAGGGAGAATGTGGAGGCCTTCTATATAAGTGTCTTGCACGATATCTTTGACTTCGCATTCTTCTTGGCAAAGCAATTCAGCAATCGTTTGACGATTCTCTGTTTTGATTCCTAGGCCTATTGTGGAGTTGCCTTGCGGGTCTAAGTCTATCAATAAGACTTTCTTGCCAGCATAAGCTAAACCAGCCGCAAGGTTGATGCTAGAGGTCGTTTTCCCGCATCCTCCTTTTTGATTGGAGATGGCTATTTTGAACATTGATTGAGTCCTTGGGTTAAATGAGTCCGTAAGCCACCAATCTAATCCAGTCGCCTATTTAAGTAAACAGTGAATTGATGATTTACTGGAATCAATGATACTGCTAAGATGAGGAACATCTCAATAATGGTTATAGCAAATCGATACAAGAAGAAGGTAGAAAATGGCTAAAAAACCTGTTAAAGAACTGCCTGAGAAGCCAAAAAGGGCTCGAATTACTTTAGAGTGTTCCCCTGAAACGAGAAAAGCGATCAGGATTATGGCTGCTCAGAACGACAAGAGCATGAATGATTTCATTCTTTCAATTGTACTAGAAAAAATGAATGTGAAGTAAATGTCCGGTGCCTAGTCGTTCTGATTAGGCTCGTTTCTCTTTTTTAAAACGAAAGAGAAACGCTGCTTCCCTTTATAAAAAATAAATTATTTATAACCAAAACTGGATGGCTTATTTTCTGGACACCCATCTGGTTGGATAGTAAGAATGGCGGGTGGTTGTCTGGCTTTATGGATGTCCAGATCTGTGGCTTGTTGGTAGTCTGGCTGGTTTAAAAGATTTCCAGATGGATGGTTGGGTTTCTGGTAATCCATTTACATGTTTAAATGGAATTCCATAAACCCAACCATATTAGTTTCATTGTATTATGTCTTGCGAATGATTTCAAATTCTTATTTTATTCTATTGAACTGAGGCTGCCGCGGATTTTTCTTTCATTTTTAAATCATAGCTTATGACTTTATTGTCTATTTGTTCCGGTGCTAGCCCGGACATTAAAGCATGTTCGTTTAAGCAAGCTTGATAATTGGGATCAGCGTTATTCTTTAAAGTGGCAAGTGTTTCTAGGTTAGCAGGGGGGATTGCAACATCTGTGTGAGAGTTAATGAATCCTTTTACAGCTTGCCAAGTGACTAATGTTCTATGGGGAACAATGGGTGTATAAAAAGGATCCATCCCTTCCACAGAAACTAAAACTTTAGTTGATTCGATGTGATGCAAAATGTTGGGTGATCCATCCGTGTGAACGATTTCTAACGATCCGTAGCATTTCGCATCGAAATCAAACGAGATCTGCTTGCCAGGGTAAATGCTTTTAAAAAATTCTTTGGCTTCATAGTAGTTCATTTTTTTTCTCCTAAATAAAATAGCCTGTTGAAAATTGGTAACCGCCATTGTTGGTAACACTGTCTTGAGTAGTAATTCCTGCTCCATAAGCATATGCACGATAAACTGTAGAGGCAATTTGCGCTTGAATATTCGATACGTAGAAAGTGCCTACATTTCTATAGGCACCTGCCACTATTTGGCCAACTCCTAATCCATCATTTCTGACAGTGAAGGGGAGTCCTCCGATATTCACAATGCCTGTTCCTGTGTTAGTTTGCGTAGATGAGTTATAAACTATGTGGCATACATTTCCCATTCTTTGATAATAGCCAAATTGGAAAAAATACACTCCAGAACCAGCTGTGGTTGCTCCAGTCAAAGTCGGAGTGAATGTGCCTTCTGAAAAAGTTGACAGAACGTTCGTTCCTGAATTAAAGGATATCCCAGAAAACCAAATATTTCCTGTGGATGGATCAGCCGTTAAAACAGTGGATCCAGAAGATGGGTCTATTGTTCCACTTGCTGCGTGAGTAATCTTTAATCGATTTGAATCACTAAAATCGACACCCATTGAATACGAACGTGTTGTCCCTATGGATAGTTGATACCAAACATCACTAGAAACTGTCGGTTGAGTGACTGTTGCTGAATTGATGATTTTAGCTTTATATAGCGTATTGTTATCAGAATTATTGATCGCCATGTGTTTACCTCAATAAAGCCCGTAAACTTCAAATTTAGGGCGGCTAGCTTTACCAGACATTTTCTTGGATGTCTGGGTGTCTGGATGTTTGGAATTCCAACTATCTGGATTCCTGGTTTCCCAACCATCAGATTATCAACGTTTACTTCACGTTGAAAGTCACAGGAAAACATATTTTAATCCGATTTTAAAAAAATTCATACACCCAAATTTCACCGCGAGCCCCATTTCCTGCAGCAGCTCCATTGCTGACACTATCAGTTCCTCCTCCGCCACCGCCTCCACCCCCACCAGGTGTTCCTCCCGTTCCTCCAGGAGCAGGCGCCGCTCCACCACCACCACCTGTTCCTGTACAAAATACGCCGCCAGAAGTAATAGATGTATTTGGAGTTCCGTTTCCGCCATTTTGAACAATATTAACAACCCCTCCAGACCCACCATTTGAGATGACAGATGGCGAAGCCGCCCATGTTCTTATATTTCCTCCGCGACCTCCATTAAAGCGAGTATTTCCCGTATTCAATCCTCCGCCACCTCCAGCACCCCCACCTCCTAGGCAAGAGCCTAATCCAGTAGCGTTAGGCGAGTCCTCACCATTATTCGCAGCCCCCACGGCTCCACTTCCTCCAGCTCCAGCAACTTGAACAGCATAAAAATTGCTGAGAACATATGGAGCACCTCCTCCAGATCCACCCCCTCCATTTAATCCTCCACCTCCGAATGAGCTGATACTTGGACTATAAGTGAAAATGTTTCCAAAAGAAGTGATTCCTGCAGCTGACCCATTATTTCCATTTGTACTATTTGTTGTTTGTGTTGAGCCTCCATTTCCACCAGCTCCAATAGTCACAGTTTGAGTGACTCCTAGCGAAGAGGCATCGCATTGATAAATGAACATACCAGAGCAACTACCACCGCCACCGCCACCGACGTTTGTTCCAGAAGCTCCTCTTCGTCCTCCACCGCCTCCGCCTCCACCACCCCAGCCAACAATCAAAGCAGAAGTCGTTCTAGAATCTTTAGTCCAAGATCCTGAAGCGGTGAATTTGGTTATTTTTGAACTTTTATTTATAGAATTATTGACTGCCATATCTAAACCTCAATGGATCCATATAATTAGAAATGTTCAACGATTATTATTTTACCAGCAGACCCTGTGCCACCTGCTCCTGAATTGGCTTGCGCGGATATTCCACCACCACCTCCGCCACCAGCACCTCCAGGATTACCTCCATTTCCACCAGTTCCTCCTGTCGCTCCAGCTTTCGCTCCTCCGCCACCACCGCCAGCCGAACCACCGCAAACCAGCCCTCCGCTAGTAACGGCAGTATTGCCATCTCCACCATTTATGGTACCTGTTTCTATGCCTGCGGTTCCACCAGCTATATAAGTTACGCCATTTGAATTATTAATTGCCCCGCCAGCTCCTCCAGATCTTGCAGTAACAGTATCGCCACCACCGCCGCCACCACCCCCTGTAGGTGAAAAAGTAATTACTGCTGCTGGGGCATCTCCTGCGGTATTTCTTCCAGAGCCACCTGGATTAGTTACAACAGAGGCAATAGCATATGAAGTGTTTAATCCTCCCCCGACACCATTGATGCCAGATGAAGTTGTGCCACCTTGACCAGCAGCTCCACCAACAGCTATCATGTTTCCAAATGTCGTATTACCTCCTGTAGTTCCATTATTACCGTTTGTTGCATTCACTGTTTGGGCTACCGCCCCACCAGCGCTAGCTCCTATTGTATAAGACTCTGTGGATCCAAAAAATGAAGAAGGGGCAGCAAAATATCCTGAGCCTCCTGAACCGCCGCCACCGCCTCCTGAAGATGAAGCACTAGTTCCTTTTCTTCCGGAAGCTCCACCACCACCGCCTCCCCATAAAAATACTTCTATCCACTGCGTACGAGCATCCTTTGTCCATGTGCCAGAACTAGAAGTATAGGTAGTGACTTTAATTGAACCGTTTATACTGTTATGTGTAACCACATGGATTCCTCCCTAATTAGAATGGCTCTAACTCTCCTTCTAAATTTATAGATAAAATACTTGCTCCTAACCGTGCTTTAGCCTCGTTATAAGCAGCTTCTCTCTCAGCTTTGCTAATATCATCCTCCGGTGGTTTCATAATAGAAAGAGGTCTTACATAATCTTGTAAGTCTTCCATCCAAATATCACCCATTCCAGCTTCATGGGTTTCTTTTACTGAGTAACCTGCTGGAGGCTGCCATTCAGTCACTCCATCCCACATAATGACGTTGGAAACCCGATTATTTTGATCTATGACTGCATATCTACTGCTCATAATTTCTCCTTAAAAATATTCAAAAACCCACAATTCACCGCGTCCGCCATCTCCACCTTTTCCAGAGTTAAATCCGTTAATTGAAACACCACCTCCTGCACCACCGCCTGATGGGGATCCACCAGATCCTCCTGCACCACCTACCGACCCAGAACTAGATCCACCACCACCTCCTCCAGTACCTCCAATAATATAGTATGACGAACTAGCTGCGTTGTTTCCTGCACCACCACCGATGCCAGCCGCTCCCGCTGTTCCGCCTGCCAATAAAACAGATGAATTTATATGCAATATGTCCCCACCTTTTCCACCCCCAAATGTTGTATTTGTGTTGGTAGTGCCACCACCACTTCCACCACAAGTTCCGGCGTAAATCATAGTTTTATTTTGACCAGCAACACCTGCTGCTCCCACTCCCCCTAATTGGCCGTCATTTGCGATGGTCACAGGAGAACCATAAACGACAGATAATTTAGCCGTACCAGCAAATCCTTGACCGCCTGCTTGTCCACCAAATCCTCGACCCCCACCAAAGACCTGGAAAGAACCAATAGAAGTTGTTCCTCCATCTCCACCTGCATTTCCCTGTGTTGAATCAACCGTAATTGATGGTCCACCTGTACCACCTGCGCCAATAGTTACAGTTTCAACAGCTGCTAAACGAGAGGCTTCCATTGTCTGAATAATAAATGGCCCCCCAGCTCCGGAACCACCACCACTTTTTGAATTTGTCCCAGAAACACCTCTTGGACCACTTCCACCACCACCTCCGCCACCCCACCCAATCAAAGTAACTATTTTAGTGCGTGGATCTTTAGTCCAAGTTCCTGAAGATGTAAACTTGGTTAGTTTGCTGGTATTATTGATCGAATTTTGCGTTGCCATTCATTCTCATTAAGGAAGTTTTAATTAGACAACGGTTAAGTTTCCGACTGCGCTTAAAACTCTCCATGTATTATTAGCAACCACGCATAGACACTCTAAAGCATCTCCAGCGTCTGTCGAAGCTAGGCTTCCTCCAACTCCAGCAGTTGTTGCCACATTTCCAAATTTAACTGTTTGGGATGCATTTTGTGCCAATAACCAACCGCCTGCACCATTTCCGGCAATCCTGAAAACGGTTCCTTGTGCTGCTGTGGCTGGGAGAGTTAAAGTGCATAAAGAGGCATTATCTGCTATATAGCCGGTATTAACAGCGATTGCTTGAGAAGTGCCGGTTACATCTACCCATGAAGAAACGCCGCCACTGCCACCAGAGGAGGCAGCCCATTTAACACCTGAAGTCTGAGAAGAATCGGCTGTCAAAACAAAATTGTCTGTTCCAACTGTCAGAGGGGTGAATGTACCTGCTCCTGTGCCAACAAGGACAACTCCTTTCGCAGTGTAGTCAGCAAAGCCTATTAAGGTATCTGCTGCTCTGTTTGGAAATGTATAGGTGCCTGCTCCTGCAAATCCTTGTGTAAAGGTCATATCGCCTGAGCCATTAAATGTTGCGGTCCTTTTTGTAGTACCGCCGCCAAGACTAAATCCAACCGATAGATTAGAGATATCTAGGTTAACTGATGAATTTTGAGCCATTTTCTTGCCTCTTGTTAATTTTTAAACGAAACTCATATCGAGTTGTTTTCACCGTTCTGGTGATATTACAAATTGATTTCTGACAATATTTGAGTCTTTGAATATATGAGTTTCTGTCTAAATTTTTTGAGCTGTCAAAATAGGCTACCTTCGAAGTAAAAATTAACGCTGAGAAGTATAGAGCCCAATATTCCGTTCATTTTTTAGAGCTGATTTGTTTTAATTTTTGTTTTGGTTTGTTATTTATTTTTGGCGCTTCCAGGAGTTTGACTTCTTGGGCGATGTATTGCTGGCTTTGAGTAATCAATTGGCTCAGTGAGCTTTCAATAATAAGAAATTTATTTCTCATTTCTTCTATTGCTTGCTGAAGTGCAAATATGCGATTGACTTCGGTTTGTTGCTGGAGGAGTAATCTTTTAGGAGCGCAATCTTTAATGACTTTTGGTTGACCCTGCCCATTTTCTTGCCACCAGGACTCCAGATAATTGGGACAATCTTTTTCCGAAGAACATAGTTTTGCCTTTACGAAAGGACAATTTTCACCGCATGAAGTGCATTCCATTGAGTTACCTATTTAGTTAAGCTTGTTTTTGACATAAAATTCCTACGACTGCCAATGGCCTCCAAGTGGCTCCATGATTGTGGGGCTGAGAAGCTCCTATTGCATTTGAAGAACTATTCATCCCTTCTGTTGTTCCTTGTCTTGGTCGTTGATTTTTGGCTCCGTGGGCATAATGTGAACTTGTATTGCTTTGATCAGAACCAAAGAAATACTGGTGAGTATGGTTGGGGATTTGATTAATGGTTAGGCCGACACCAGGCTGCTGCCAAGTTCCTGCTACAGTATTACCTGCTGGTCCGTAAAGACCGCCTCGAAGAGCTAAAACGCAATCCCCCAAAAAGTTGATTGGCAGCCATCCATCTGGAGCAACGTTTTGATAAAACCAGCATAAGGTTCCTGCTGGAAAACCAACCTGATCAAATCTAATCTGATAGTTGCTTGTAGCGCGCCTTATCATAAAAAGATCGCTCGCTACAGCTGATCCATTAGGTAATGTTGGGAAGAGAGAAATATCAATCGTTCGAACTTTATCAATGGTCACTTGTTTATCGGTTAATCCCTGGCGAATGATCGTTGTATCCCCATCATCTGCAACCGAAGCGACTGGTAAACCTGGAATCTGTACTGACATAAATCTCCTTAAGGTGTTGGGTACGTTTTTGTCTGGCCCCAAACAAGAATATCTGTAGCTGTACCGCCATTAACGATTTGATTTCCTGCCAAAGTTCCTGCCCCAAGAGTCAATGTATTATTCGAAACGACTGTCAAAGTAGGTGCTAATCCTGGTTTTTTTGCTCCAACGGCAAAAATGTATCGAGTGGGGTTGGCTAAATCTACGGCGGTTAGAGTGATCAAAGTTCCGGCAGTTCCGTCATAAGGGAAAAGACCTACGCCGTTTCCATCGGTCAAAATAGCTAATTCCTCTTGCTGTTTTAAGAAGGCCAGCCAGCGATTTGTGTATCTTCCCAACCAATTGAACCAATTTCGAGGTGGAAATTCTAAACGAGCCCAACCTTCTAATTTTTTTTCAGTAGGCGGTTCAAGAACGTTGTTTTGCCCTGATATTGGATCTACAACATCATTTTCTGCCCATTCAGGTAAAATTGTAGGTTTAAGCACCATTGTTAACTCCTTAAGGTATTGGCGGCTGCGAGCCGTTAAACATGATGACTTCGGCTAATTGTCCAGCCCCTGTCGTATCAATTGGGGTTCCAAATTCGGCAAAGCCTCCTCCAAAAGTTGGATTTGTTACTCTGCCTGCTTGCACAGCTAGAAGATCGCCTGTATTAATTTCTAAATTTTCCAAATCAAATGGATTAGCTTCATTAGGTGCGACAAGAAGTAGATCTTCGACGGGGTCCCCGCTAAAAACAAAAGGAAGCGGAACATTGTAAGTTGCAGTAATGGGAGTGTATTGAACGCCTGCTGGACTGACAGATTGAATAGCAGTAACAAGTTGGTCGGGAGGATTTGGAAATACCAGACCATCAGTGGACATTTGAAAAGCTGCGGGATAATATTCATGGTAACGGATTTTATTCGCTTTTGTGAGGAATTTGAGAACGGTAATGACTTCTTCAGGCGTGCCATTTGCCTTATTTATAAAAATTTGAAACTTCAGTCTTTCTCTGTAATCTTCATCGGATTCATTTGGTAAACGCGCGAGACCAAGAATTTCACCAAGTCCATCCAACTGCGCTCCAATTGAGGTTTCCAAGGAGCGTTGAAATTTTAAGTCTTGATCGACATTGTCTATTTCTTGCATTGACTTGACAAAGGCGCGAATAAACCTTTGAAAACGGCTATATTCTCCATCAACGAGACTTTGCTGAAATTGACCTGCTAAAAGGGCAATGGCTCTTTGAACGTGATTGGCTATTCTAACCATGTCACCCCCTCAAACAGTAGGGTCAACCATTTTGTTGGCGTCAGCATAATGGTTGTTATCATACTGTCACCGTGATTCTTGTTAGATCAAAGACGGAGATTTCATTTTCTGCGATGACGATATCTGCTGTACCAAATAGGGGAGTATCCCCTGGTTCATTCGTGGATGCAATTTGCATCACGCCGCTAGCGATTCCGGGAACACTAAAAATTTGAGCAAGGACGCGTTGCAATAGAACGTCTATGCCTATGCCTAAAGTAGATCCATAGGTGTTAATGGCTGCTGCCACTAAGTCTTGACCATTTGGAGGAAATACTTCCTCAGCATATAGGGTTAAGGTAACCGTAACCCAAATGTAGATTGGAGTGGGGCGGCTAAAATTGATGACTTGGAATTCGCCTTGTGAGTCGGTGATGGTAAACGCAGTATTCCCGAATGTTTGGATACCTGCTGGTTTCGTGGTCCAGATTTTATTTGCGACGTCAGCATCAGTGCCTCCTTGTACGACAGCTTCAAAACTTTTTGGAACTCTTCCGCCTTTAATAACCGCCGTCGCTTGTGAAGCCCCTCCGCTGACGGTGAAATCATTGGGGATCATTGTTACTTCGATAGCGGTTGCCATATCCATAGTGATGGTTCTATTGGCTGTCCCTCCAACGCTTGCAGTAACAACTTCAGGCTGATTTTGAATCAAAGCAGCAATTACGCTCATGGTAGCCAAATGAGAAGTCGCAAAGGTGACGGTTGGCAAAGTCGTACCATTTAAAACGACGACTATGGTGTTGCCTGTGACCAAATCTTGATTTAATACGATCAAAATTGGTTCTTGAGTCAAGGTACTATTTTCGAAAACTAAAGCAGATATTACTCCAGGTACTTGCTGAAGCAATCTTGCTCTTATAGATTCAACTGTTCCAGCTCCCAAGAGTCGAAGCGAATTGTTTCGACGTATTCTTAATTCCGCATCCGTTTCAATGAAACGACCTGTCACTCCAGCTTTAAGATTATTTATTGATATCCAACCTGAAATAGGAGTGAGGATTTCGGTCAATGTATTGACAGGGGCAGCGATTGGACCAAAATCTTGGGATAGAAAAACAACAGGAGTAGATTGGGCAGTGATGCTTAAATTAGTTCCAACAGCGATGGAAAAGGGAACGTCTGACTCATCGGCATTGATGGTTATAGTTCCATCCATATTATCTATGGCCGTCACAGGTTGAACCCCAGCATTGACTACGGAAGCAAGGGCTGCTGTTAATGCGTTATTTGATGCTGGGATTTGATAAGTAATTGCATAAGTAGGTTGGCTTGCTCCGCCTGTGATCACGATTGAATTGACTATGGCATTGAATCCAACATTTGGAATGATGGTGATAATATTTGGATTTGTTGGTGTTGCAGAAAGAACGGCAGGGGAAGTGGAAATCTGCGCAGCTAATAGAGCCAAAGTCGTGTTGTTATTCGTAGTAAAAGGAACCGCTGCTAATTGAACTCCATTGATGGTGGCAACTATTGAATTTGAAGTAACAAAACTCCCTGTAAAAGTGACGATAGGCAGCGAATATGAAAAGGCTTGATTGTTGATTAGAGCCGTATAAATTTGAGCTGCCAAAGCGCTAACCTGAATAGTTGCGGATGCTGCCTGTGTTCTTGTAATAATCGTGTTTTGTTGAGCAAAGAAAACAGCTCCGGTATCGGGGATTCTAGCGAGGGCTCCTTGATTGATAAGAGTGCCATCTAATCCAGCGCAGACGCCTATAACTCTAGTTTGTTGAGCGGCAAGTCGAGTGATGCCATTTAATTGAACGACGTTATCGAGGCTGATCCCTTCCGCGAAGTTGGGATATTGGCTGAAATAAACATCCTCCATATTTTCCCAAAGATCGGCTAATACTTTTGAAAATACTCCGATTTGCTGGCCAAATATAGATTGCGGATCTAAGTTGATATCGCCAAATTCTGCGAGCAGCTGATTTTCTAAATCAGTTTGAATATCGACTAATCGTTTAGCTTTAAATCCCTGAGCGGTTAAACCAAATGTCATGTTAGTAATTCCTGCGTTATTGTGATCTGCCCTTGGACAGTGTCCACAGAGAAAGTCACGGAATAAATACGCCGTGTATCGTCAAAATTACTTGTGAAACTGAGAATTTGGTTTACACCTCGAGTAGAAAGAATCTCTTGCTTGAGAACGCTTTCCATTCGAATTTGATTGGGGGATTTGATGAAAAAATCTTGATAATAGGAAACGCCTGCAGTGATATCTAAGAACCATTCTCCCAAAATAAAGCGCAAGCGAATGGCTAGATTTTGAGCGATCTGGTCTTGATCCTCAACGAATTGCAAGTCAAAATCTTGTAAGAGTAAATCGCCAGTTGTTGTGTCTAGCGCTATATCTTTCATGAAGCCTCGTTAACTCAAAAACGTTTCCTAATACGTTTACAGATGGGTATTTGAGTTAATTAAGGCTATTGGATACTTGAGTAGTTTTTAAGGGATTGTACCCTTAAGAGCATCTATAGATGCTTTCAATGAGGCATATGTCGGCACAGTGCCTTGGAATATTGGGTTTCCAACTGCGGTTGTCACCGAGGTTGTCAAGATTCCTAGTATTTTACTGACAATATCGAGAACTTCTGTAGAGCTGTTCCCGATCGCCACTTTACCAGCAGTTTCAATTTGAATGTCACCACTTTCTTTGATTCTTATATTAGAGCTTTTATAAGTTAAAAGCACGTCCGAGTTGTTCTCAGCTAAAGAATTTTCTGTAAAAGGAAAAAGCCCCATGATCGCAACAGCATCGGATAGGTCGAATTTCCTTGGATCGTTGGGTGCTACATTGCCTCCTACTGATTTCCAAAGATCTGTACTCCTTTCAATAAACAAAAGCAAGCAGGTGTCGCCTTGAACAACTGGAAAAGTCAAACTAGCACCGCCTGCTTTTGGAAAAATTACTGGGACATTACTTAAAATAGGCAAATCCAATGTTGTCCCATCTAAATAACTCTTTTTCAAAGCCGGTTGGATTTCAGCTTTTTGCTTCGTATAGTCATAGGAAACGATGACTCCTGGCAAAGCGGTATGGACATCATAAAGCTGAAATTGAATTGCTTGTCTTAAAGCATCAGTGATCGTCGTCATTCTTCATCACCCTGTGCTATTGTTAAACAATCAAGGAGTCCATCCCGGACTTTAGACAAAGCCCAACCTAATTCTTCTAAGCCGTCATCGTTATTTAAATAATGATTTACAAACCGATCCCTTTTATATCGATCGCCCCAACCACAAAATTCAATATTTAGTAACTGGTCGAGCTTTTCTCTTATTCTTCCTAAATCTTCTAAACGTTCTGCTTTCATACTAAAATCACTTCCATTATTGATCGCCAATTTGGACCGAATAAATCTCCCTCATGCTTTATAGAAAATACCGCATAAGGTCCATTAAGTCCGATTCTTTCAGATTTGATATTGAGCCTATCACCAGGGAGAATATCAGGGCGAAGAGTGGTTTGAACGATATATCCAGTTCGCGGGCCATCCAGATATACAGCCGCTCTCTTATCTGTATAGCGCTGAGGAATTCCGATCATGCCAGTGTCGGCATTGATTTCTATGGCTGGTTTTGAAGTGGTTCCATATTGAGGGATGATTTGAAGCTTTCCATTTTGAACGCTCCATCTTAGACCGAGTCTTAAAACTGCTTTGTCTAGGGCATTTTTACCCATTCCAGCATATTCGAACCCTTGCTCATAAACAACATTGTCAGTAGCAGTAAACTCAGAAATAGATAGCCCAAGTTGATCGGCGATCGTTTGGACAACCTGACGGACTGGGACCTTTTCCTTGAAGCTAACGGTAATAGATTTCTGGTTAAGAATTTTTTCTCCGTCTCCGCAATCAAGTGTAGTGACGATTTCTGGCTGATCATAGGCATGGCTGACTTGGGTGGTATTACCAATGAAAAGCAATTGTTCGCCCGCGTCTTCTCGATACCCGGCGGATAAGATAACTTGGTCTCCATAATCTTTGATCCTGTTCCTATTTTCTTGACTGAGGTTCCAAATTTTTACAGATGCTGTATTGGTTGACCAGCTCAAATTCTTCTGAATAGAAAAGGAAATGCGAAGAGCTGAAAGCTTAATTGTTCCAATATAGCCATTGAAAGTATTGTTTCTCAATCCAACTTCTACGGATGCTATTCGATCAAATCTGGCCATTTAAGCGAACTCCCCGAGAGAATAATAGATGAGTTCAGTAACCTCGCCCATGTCTAGACGTTGAATTTTTCCTTCTCCTCCAATGATGTTTTGGCAAACGATATCTCCTGTGGGTTTGCCATCATTGACATATTGAGAGGTTAAGTTATAGTTAGCGACGACTTTTATCCCAAGGATGATGGGAACTAAATCGCGAGTTAGAATGTCCATGACCCAGTATTCATTCATTGCGTTCCATCTAAAAGATAAAACAAATGTTTGATTAGCCAATTCAATTTGTTCTTGCCATTGGGCGGGTTCTTTAAAAGGAATAATTTGCATTACACCACCCCTAAGATTAAATTTTTGCTGGATAATACGTTAGGGAGAATCGTGGGTTGCACAGAGATCAAGGATTGAACGCCTACATTAATCCCGCTTGAGGCCTGATCTTTTAGACTATTGACAGGATCATTTTGAATAAGGGGATAATTGGCGTTGGACGCCACAATGTCTCGAGGAATTTTGTTTTGCACTCCACCGAAAACATTTCCTTGATCAAGTTGCAATCTAACGCTTGTATCTATGATGAGCCTTTGTAATTCGATGGTAAAAGTTAAAGACTGCCCTGTCTTTATATCTCTGGGTACATCTAAAACAGTAATAGCCATGTTTTGATACACTTTTAAACCTGTGACCACGGTCACAGGCAACCTTGATTGATGAAGGGCGATGAGACGGTTAAATGCATCAATTGAGCGATTAAAAGGGGCAAAAATACTCAGTGGAGTATCTGAAACAAGGCCGACCAACACTAAAACGTCGGGTTCGTTGATAATATGATCCGATATGATTGTGCCATCTTCAATCGGATAGTTTGTTACGCGCGAAGAGAAGCGATGTTCTTCCCGAATGGTAACATCTAGATCGATTGACCCAACTTTTGGGCTAGGATATTTTTTTCCAAATAGCAGAGATAAAACCATTACTCCACCTGAGGATTGTTGTTATAGATTTCCCTAATCTTATCTATGAAAGCATTGTCAAAAGCTTCATCGAAAGACTGGCGAATAGCGATTTGCTGCTGATCAGTCGTTCCTGCAGGAATCTGCATATCGACTTTAGTATTGATATTGAAATTGGCTGGAAGCTTGCCTTGTTTTTGTTGTTCTACTAAGGCATTGAAAAAGAAAGCGTCTTCTTCGTCAACTTTCCTTTTAACCATATTAAGAGTTTCACCGCCGAATAATTTGGCAACTTCTTCGGTTATCGCATCCGCAATAAACGAAAATCCACCCTTAATTCCTTCTGTGGAAAAGACATCTGCAATCACTCCAAAGCCTTTAAAAGCATCTCCATTTAAAATCTGGGTGAATATTCCAAGCGCTTCAGTGATGGCAGGCAAGAGCTTAACTACGAAAACCTCTGTCAGTTGTGTCAGCTGATTTTTAAAAACCGCTAGATTTCGAGAATATTGGCTTAGACTTGGGATTCCATCTTTCAAGGCCTTAGCATATTCGGTATGTTTTTCTGTCAGCAATCCAATGCTATCGCCGGCTGCCTTGGCGAAATCTATATATTTTTGGGCGTCTTTTTCACCGAAGAAAGCGACAGCAACCTTTAATTTATCTCGATCATTGCTGAGAGTATTAATGTGCTTGAGGATGTCGATAAATAATTGATTGGCATTCTTCAATTCACCAGTGAAATTATCTCTAATTTCTATCCCTGTGTAATAAGCGATTTCTTGAAGCTGTCCCATTCCCCATTGAGCATCTTGAAGCATTTTATTCAAACCGGAAATGGCAGCATCAAAATTGCTTGGATCAATTCTAAATTCTTCGGCAGCCTTTCTTAACTTGATAAATTCTTCGAATGAAATGCCAATACTCTTAGCGAGATCATTGGCATCCAATGTGGCATTTGCAATGTCATTGAAAAAGTCTAGGGTTTTAGCAACGAATGCAGTTGCAGCTGTTGCTGCAATAGCAAATTTTGTTTTAAACCCTATGATTGTACGATTAAATTGCTCAACGCCTCTTTGATCGACTTGAAAGCCTAATCTAGTGACTAATTCTCTAACGACTGTCATTTCTTCGACCTTTCCTTTTAGATTCTTCCATCAGGTCGAGTCGCATATCCAGCAAGGCATTTGCCCTCAACAGATCATCTAGATTCCATGTGCGCTCGATTTCCTCTAAAGAGGCTATTCCTTCTAATACTAACCGCCAGAGAAGGAACTCATCTTTTAATTCCGTATGGAGGTTTTTCTCGTATCTGGCTGACGATTCTGCGGCATCGGTGTTGCTTCCTTGAATAGGCCTCCAATACCGCTCTCCCCAAAAAAAGAACCGAAATTGCAATCTACCACGAAGGCCAAGACCTGCATCAAAGTAGGTAGATCACCTGCAAATTCAACATCTATTACAGAATCGGTTAATTCCATTCCCTCTTTTCTGACTCCTTGGCATAGCTCAAGGACTAAACTTTCAAATGTTTTGTCATCCAATTGGGACATTAAAGATTCAATAGCTTTGACAGCTTCTCCTTTTGAAAAAGGAAGCCCAGCCATGCTTTGATCTTTGCCTCCAGGAAGGAATAATTGAGCCAAAGCAGGTCCAAAGATACGCAAAAGCTTTGCCTTCATTCTTAAAGCTCTTCTAGCGGGTAACTGAGTACAGGTATAAACCGATCCATTGATTTGTTTTTCTCGTGTTTCAATCATTAGACGTTTACTCCATTGCTACCAACGAAGACGTCCAGATCAACTAGATCAAGAACCCAATCGCGATTAGCTAAATCTTTACCGAATTCAGAAGATGGATATTTCTTCACCCAGCCAGTAGCACTGAAATAAAGGGAATTTCCGCTCAAGTCTTTGATTAAGATCGGGACAACTCCGGCATTGGTTAATTCATCAATGTTAGCGAAGCCTGAAAGTACGTCGTTACTTGGACTCGATTGCTTTAAGGTGAGCGTCATATTTCCAGAGCGATTGTTACTTTTGATACGCGTGCTTGTACCATCCGCGCCAGTAACCTTCGCCCATTGATCGTCATCTCTATCAACTGTTAAAAAAGTTCCATCAGCGAAGCCGCTCATAGGAATCCCGCCTACTGTAATAATGACCTGCTTAGGGTCATAAGTTCTTACTGACATAATTATCTCCTAAGTATTTAAACGGTGACTGTTCCAGTGATATTCACAGCATGGATAGCTCCAGCCAAAGTCGCCTGGAATTTGACGTTTTTCAAAATTCGATTAGTCTTATCGATTGTAGGAACGTCTGCAGCTTTTGGAACTGTCACAATCGGAGCCGGGTCACTGGCAATAAAATTATTGCTGATTCCCAATTGTAAAGCCCTTTTCACTTGAGCTTCAATCGCTGTGATCCCTGCATCTGTGTAAGGCACTTTAGGATTGTTAACCAAAACCGAGTAAACGAATTCTTGGATTCTTGAAGTTAACCAATCAATTCCTCGTACGATATCGATGAATTCCCCTTGGGCCATGGTTCCTTCTCGTGTGATTCCAACTCCTCCGATAAACTCATAAGTATTGGCTTTTTTATTTCTAGCATTCTGAGATTGAGTGCTGGTTAAATTGGAATAAGCAATTGAATTCAACCTTTTGAATTTCCAAGTTTCTGAACCAGGCTCTAAAGGAAGGACTCCGCCAAACCAAGCGCATTCGGGGAAATCGCTATTTGCATCTTGATGGTAGAGAACAAACGTTCTTACATAGCCAAATTGATTGCATTTAGCGGCTACAGAAGTCGCATCTACGCCCGCTGCTTGATTGATAATATTCGGATCTGACGAAGCTGTGCCAAAAATTTTCACTTGAGATTCTGTCCAGGCAGCGACTGCTAAGACGGTTGCCGAAGTTCTATCTGTCAAAGCCAAAGCATACCAAGTATCGTCTACAGCCTGAATAGCAGTTAAATCGGTGACCACTGGATCAGATGCTGAAAAAGGCTGAATAACCAAGCCAAATTCTTTGCTTAGGATTCCCTCGGAAACAGATAAAACAAAACCTGTGCCTGGAACATTGGCTGATAATTCAAAACTTCCGTTTAAATTATCAGTTGCACCAACCGGTACTTGAGTTTGTGTTGCAATGACTGCAACCAGGCCCGCTGCAATATCTTCATTACTTTGGACTTCATTGGGGCTTATGTATGTAAAAGGAACTCCATTGATCGTCACTACATAATTGGTATTGGGCTCAACTTGAGTAACTGTCACCACTGCTTGATCTGGATTTACAATGTCTGTGCTCACCGACAAGGTATAGGGAACGCCGGGAACATCAGCCACTAAATTAATAGTCCCGTCTGGCACGACTGGCTCGCTTGCTGTCACACCTAAGACTGCTGCATTAATGGCAGTAGTCAACGAATTGGCAATGGTTAAATTAGAAACTGGCTGTAATGGGTTTGTGATTGTAGCTGTAGGCTGGCTTGCTCCCAAAGTAACGACAAAACTATTGATAATCGCGTTTGTGTTTGGTTGACCTGCAACATCCAAAATTAAATTATTTCCGCTCAAAGTCGCTGAAGAGACAGCAGGATTGGCTTCTAAAGCAGCTACTACCAAACCCATTGTCGTGGCTTGATCGACGGAAAAAACAATAGGAGTAAGCGGCACACCATTTAAAGTGATGGCAATTGAATTACTGGCCACAAAGTTCCCGCTCATCACAACATGAGATTCTTGAGCGGTAGGAGCCGAAGGAATCGTGATCCCATTTGAATCAATCGTTACAGTATAATTGAATGGAGCCATTGCGGTTTCAACGAAAACACTCGCATTATTTACTGTTCTTCGCCCAATAGCTATTTGCTGCGGACTTAAAGCTTGGCTGAAAGCCTCTTGAGCAGCAATATATTCCAAATCTGTCGATTCAAAATCTGCGGCTACTCCTGAAAGACTCGTATAAAATCTGATACGGTCATCAAACCGCTTGTGAGTTCCTAAGATCATTAGAGTGCCAAATCCGGCCTCTGAGACTGTTTGGGTATCTCTCGTAATCTGGACATTTACGATATCGCTTAATGGCATAACTCCCCCTAAGGTATAGTGATTGTGCGGTCGTAGACCACAGTTCCACCTGCATCTTGATAAACTTCTTCTACTTCGATTGTTTCAACAAGTCCTAAGTTGTCTGTATAGTTTTGACCTATTCTAAAAAGGACATCCATTGCGCCTCTCTTTTCGAATCGGGAATCTAAAAGCTCCGTGAGGTCGTTAATTCCGAAATGATTCACGAAGACGATGCCGTTAGCTCTTAAGGTGTCCAATACAGTTTGCATTTGCAGGCTGCTTCTTAAATTCTCTAGGCGAGTAATGCAATCGCCGCCATAAGTTTGAATCTGCAAGGTGAATTCTCTATCGCCTACCATGTCAACTAACCCATTGACATCAGATTCTGGGGTATAGTCTTCGCCTATCTGGTTCAAGCTTGAGAGGAATAAAGTTATGTATGGCTGGGCTGGGCGCGGAGCATTTTCATTCAAGAAAATGACAGAAGCGCCACCGCTATTTGCCGTTGCCCAGCTATATAGATTTGTTTTTATCGTCTCAAAATTAAGCGGCATCTTCTACCCCATACAACACAAGAACTGAATGAAGCTCGAAGCCTTGCTGATAATAGGTGTCATATTTGACATCGAATAATTTCCATGCATTGGCTGTCAATTCATTGAGGAAGTCATTGAGCCTGTCTTCTAACGTCATAAAAGAAGTGTCTGAAATAATTTTTGCTTTCATGGTTTTTCAATTCCTTTTTATTGTCCTTCGAGCCTTAAGACTAAGTATTTATAATGGTTTACCAACCCCATTGCCGGTGCGTTTTGCCATGGAAAAACCTGAACCACTTCAAAAGTTTTCCCGAAGAAAAGAACAAGGTCTGGATTTACACTCGTGACCGTGTTAATGAGGGTCGAGGTAAAAAGCTTATAGCCTTCTGAATCTCTTCTTGCCTCTGGCAGCTCCTGCATTTCTTCACCCTTCATGGGCTGGATGCTGGAAGTTATTTGAGTATCTGTGTAAGCGCCATCAATCCAGCGCCCATTCGTATAACCTCCGCTTTGAAAGCGACGAAGTATTACTGGAGAGCGAAAGATTTCAAATGGCGATGTCATTTGAGCTCCACCTTATAGCGTACTGACTGCACCATCTGACCGAAGTCAATTAAAGGCTTGGAGCTTTTCTTAATAGCAATAGTCCTTGGAGAATTGGGAGGGGAAACAATTGCACGGATCTTTTGAACAATCAGTTTTGTCATTAGCTGTCCTATCAATCCTAAGGATTTTTCTGCTGTTCTTTTACCGTCCAAAATTTTAGTGTATTCGCCTTGTATCGCATTATTTATTAATGCCTTGTTCTCATCGAAGCTTGTAGACATAAAGGGTCTAGCTGGAATGGTATTCGTCCCGAATTCATTCCCTGCTGCTATTTGAGGAATCGAAAGGCCAGCAGCTTGCTTCCGCTGTCCTTTTACCTGTGTCTTTGTGGTGGTTCCCTGTTGAAAACCGACTTTGACGTAGGAGCCATCGAGCAAAGCAATTTGCCGTTGGATTTCATCAAATCCTAGATCCTTATCCTTGACAACAGCACGCATTGATCACCGCAAAATTTGGGGGTAAATTCGTTACAGTTGAACCGATGACGGTTCGTTTGATCAAATCTTTGTACAACCTGCCATATTGGGTGGCATTCAGGATGGAAGAATCGGGAGAGATTGCAAGCCCAATAGACAGTTCTCCCTCGCTGAGATTAGTAGCCACTCCTGTTTGAGGACTGGTTTGCAATTGAAGCCAATGAGCCAAAAGATAGACGTAGGCTAGCACGCCGCAACAAGATAAGACCTGTTCATTGACTTGGCATCTCAACAAACCAATCATGGTATTGTAGTTAGCCAACTTCATTGGATCGGTCGTATAGAACTGCGGTGCAATAACGAACAACGTATCAATTATCGTTTGACTTGGTATTGGATCCGAAATGCTCATTTTCCTCTTCCTCCGCTTGGTGAGAAATTTTATGAAGCTGTTTTTTAGCTGCATCTACGACTTTGTCACGGCCATCTTCATCGATAATTCGAGTTAGATAGGCGTGGTCATAAATTTGAGGGATGAGTTTCATCATCTCCTTAACCGACTTCTTACCATCCGCTTCCTTGTCTGAAGATTCCGGAATAATCACGATGATCCCTTCTTCGACCCTGTGTTGAAATAATGGGTGAAGGAGGAGGGCTTTGAGTTCGCCCTCCGGAATCTCATTGATCCCTGGCATCAGGCGGCTGGTGAAGTTACAATAGTAGACGTTCTTACCGTTGTACTTGACTAAAGCCATTAGATTCCCTCCCCGATGGACAGTGAAAGCGGATAATAGATGATGATCCCGCCGTAACGAGATTCGCAGTTGACGATGAACTCAAGACCACGCTCTTGAGGTGGATATTGAGTAAATGGCATTGGAATCTCCATCGTGAGCTTATCAGGGTTCTTCTCATAAGCGATCATGATGTCAACACCACCAGGACCTGCACCCTTCAATTCAGGAACCCAGTCCACAGTTGTGATGAACGGATTATTTTGAATAAAATACTCCAAAATCGTCGTATCGCTGTTAGCGGAACGAGGAGTTGAAGAGATCAACGTGTATTGATCGATAGGAAGAATCAACGTGTTAGGCATTTCAACCCCATTTGTGAGGCCTACAATACCGTTGGACAATTGATTCATATCGCGCAAGATTTGATCAGGTGTTTTATTGACCCAAAGTGTAGAAGCACCTGTACCATCTGCAGGAACAGAAGCTGCTGGGATGTTTGGGTTATTAGTCAGACCAAGGATGTTGGAAACATTATCTCCAAACCAGGCAAGCTTATTCACCTTTTGGTCATTAGCTCTTCGAGTGGCGTTTGCCTGACGTTGTGTAAGACTTCTCCCTACAAACATCGCAGCTCTAATTTCCTGCATCGAATAACCATAGCTAGCTCCAATGGATTTCACTGGAGTGATGAATTCCTTACCGCGAATATCGCAACGAGGGAAGTCATCGGCATAGCTCGAAATGATTCGTGCAAGACCGGTTTCTTCAAACGATTGGTAAGTGATCGATTCCGCACCCGCACCAGCTTCTGTGCTAACAGGAATTAGCTTGATCGCTTTGAGTGGAGGGAATTCAATGTCGTACGACTTTGATTTTATAGACTCGAGCTCACGAGCAAAGAACGCAGTCTCTGCCGAGTCGAGATTAACGCTTACAATTCTATCCATTTTACCTTCTCCTTAGTTCGGCAAGTTGATTTCTAATGTTGCAAGAGCACCAGCTGTAGCTCCAACGGTGTACCTTGCAGTTGGAAGGGCGATTGCACGGCCCCCATCTGAGTCCGCACGGAATCCACCAGGAAGCAGAAGACCATTGGCGGCAAATCTCCAGTAAACTGGGCTGTCGCTTGTTAGGTTCTGTTCTGCTGCTACATAGACACGACCTCTGGTAAGTAGAGATACGCAATCTCCTTGGAAATAAATCGGATTTCCAAATGACCCGAGAGTATTCAATGGATTCGGTTTATTTTGAGTTCTTGCACCTACTCCATAGAACGTATCTTGAGTAGTATTCGTGATGGTTGCTGTGGCTTGCGATGCGCCAAGAGTCACTACAAATGAGTTAACAATAGCAATCTTACTTTCTGTTGCCGTAACAGTTATTGTTCTATCGTTTGCACCTCCAACTATCGCTGAAGCAATATTTGGTTGAGCTAAAATAGCAGCAACAATCGTGTTCATTGTTGCCAGGTGGGACGTTGCAAATGTAATGGGTGCTAGTGCTATCCCATTTACACTTACGTTAATCACATTGGATGTGACCAAGTCTGCACTTAGGACAATTGTCGATAGGTTGGACTGAGGAAGGCGTACGATGTAATCTTGACCAATTACTTTCGCAAGTCCGAGACCCACGTTAAAATTCTCAAATGCTATAGGAGAAAGGACGTTTTTAAAGCCGGAATCGGCTAAAAGACCTACGCTCCCGACATCCATTAAAAAGGGATAGCTTAGTTGTGGCATGGTATTTTACCTCCGGGCTTGTAACCATTTTTCATCTTGTCGATCATTGCCTGGCGAGCCATGGCGGAATCGGCAGGTTGATGATCGAACTTAGTTCTGTATTCAACTGGGGTCGCAATGACTTGTGATGGGGCAGGGGTCATGTCTTCGAGCAGAGCATCGAATCTCGCTTGAATATAGACTGCAGTCTTTCCATCTAGATTTGCGTTCTTTTGGCGCGCTCTGATGACTTCCTTTTTGATTTCCAGGTCGGACATTTCATCAATTCTAGCCAAGGTTTTAGAGTCCAAGACGCTCTCTGCAACTTTTTGCAATTTGACCCGCTCTTTAACGAGAGATCTGATAGATGCAGCGTCCATATTGTTGTATTTGTCGTTCTCTCTTTTTTCCTTGTCTTGTGACTTCAAGGGAACGCGTTCTCCATTGGGAGCTTTGACAGGAGTTTCATGGGTTGCATAAGGATTTTCCTTAGACATGTAACTCACTTCTTTTACTTCCTTTTCTTCTGCTTCGTCTTCCTCTTCTTCGAGGTCGACATCCCCATTTTTTATTGAATTAAGTTCAGCAGATAGCTTGTCTTTTTCTTCAGCTATCCTGCTATTTTCTGCCTCGAGATTTGCAATGCGGGCAAGCAGCTGCTCAACTTGATTAGCTACATTGTCCTCCATCAAAATCTCGTCATCGTCAATTTTGACTTTCCTTTTAGCCATATTGGCCTCCTCTATTAAGATTTCTTCTGCATCGAAACTATCTAATGCGATTCTTGCCTCGCTGCCTGCTCTGGCATTGTCAACAATGCTTAAGTGGTTGTATTTGATATTGGATTGACGGAAGTTATAAGGCTGGCCGTTGTAGCTGCCTTCTTCCGGGATGAGATCGACGGTGTACCCGAGAGACAGTTCTCTACGGTTTTTATCAGTAACGTCTTTAACGCTTGCAAGATCTGTAATTACTAAATTTGAAAGGACGAACTCACCGTCTTGGGTAATTGTTTCCCCTGTATAGCCAATGGCAAGACGCTTGGCATTTTCAGCCGAGACAAGGCGTTCTTGAGGATGCCCATTTGTCACAGGAATCATTTTCATGGTGTCCAGACTGTCTATTTTAAAAACTTCGTCAGGATGACGCAGTTCTTTGCGAATAGTTCCATCTGGGTTTTTATAGAGAAAAACACCCGTGCGGGTGACTATGGCATTGGCTTTGATGTACCCTTCATCTGTAATGAAGGCATCGCCTTTGACTTGTCCTCTATCAAAACGAGCAACATCATTTAATTTCATTTCTCTACCCAAAAATCAAAATGTTAAAATCGCAACTTTTTCAATTTGAATAAGTTGGTTAACTGGTTAGCTGGATGGTTGGGTAGCTGGATGTTTGGATTACTGGAAATTTTATTGGTTGGATAGATGATTGGTTGAGTCTAGATATCTAAGAGTCCTTCTAAAACTGGAACAGCGACACATCGGCAATTTATATCAGTTCCCGGATGGCCAGTATCTTTCGGTGGGTTATCCCAACAAAATTTCTTACCATCATGGGCTTTATGGGTAGGACGAACTCTTTCATCGCCTGCCGTTTGCCAGATGTATTCCTCGACACCTAATTCTTGCTGCCTAAGTTTTGTTAAACTCGCATTCAATTTGGATGTCTGATCTCTCGCGATTAATTTCGCGCGCCTTCTAGTAATTCCGAATCTTTCTTGGATTGATTGAGTCATTGAGTGAAATCTGCTTCCTTCCTGCAAGCCCCTCTCGATGATCTGTGCGACCTGTTCGAGTTCTTGTGCTGGAAGAGAGCGGATTAATTGAGCATTTTGGCTTCCGAACAATTTTAACTGGTCTTGAAGCCAAGGCTGATCGATAAAAATATCAATTCCGAAAACGGAATTGTTGATTCTGTCGAACTGCCTTTTATTATACCTGGCGACTTGTACGCCAATTATTTTTGATTCCGCTATGGTTTCTTCAACTTTACCCTTTATAGCGTGTATTACAGAATTTATCAATCTTTTTAATACATCAGAAAAATCATCGCCCCTTGCCGGAGATGTTGGATAGAGCTGTTCTACTTCTAAAATCAGAGAGGGGAGTGCCGGTATAACGATTTCTTTGATAAGGTTTTTTAATTCGTTGGTTAAAGAGAAAAGCACTCTCATGTATTCTCTTTCCAGAGAAGATGGCGGATGCCATTTAGGAGGTTTTTTCATCTTTGCTGTTTGAAGCTTCCCCATGCGCCTCTGTTTAATTTTAGCAAGCTGATCAATAGAAACCATGGTTATACCGGTGAGCGATATCTGATTCCTGTAGGCATAAAATCAGGCCCAATGCCTGGAGGAGGGGTTTCCTGCGCTTTTTTCTCTTTTTCTAATTCAGCCACTTCTTCTGGATCAAAACCGTTTTTACGGCCTTCGAGATCCACTTCAGTATTCATAGACCAACGGTTGCCGCCGAAACGAGAAACAGCCACCTCAGCAGGATCCAGAACTCCTCTGTCGAGATAAATGGCGTCTGTTTCTGCGACGATTTTTCTGACGATGGCTTCTTGTTCTTCGGTGTTCTGCCATAAGGGGACAAATTGGATGGACCAGTTGTCTGGTTCGTCGCCAGCGAATGGTCCATTTTTGGAGAGCATGATGTAGCGAGTGAGCTTTTCAAGGACTGGCTTAAGCTTGGATTCCTGCTCCTGCTTGACCATATCATAAAAATTTCTGACATCGTTATCTCCGGTGGAATTCATGCCGGCGGCGCTTCTTCCAAAGAGAAGGGATACTGGAATGCCAGAGACCGCAGATAGAGCCAGCATAAAACGATCGAGAAGCTCAGGGATGCCTGAGATATTTGTTGAGGCTTTTTCATATTTTTCCTCCGCATCCAAAATCATTGTATTGGTTGCGCCTTTGGTTAAATTGAGAATATCAAGTCGTTTCATTACTTGATTGTCAGCGCATTGAGAAGCGATTAATTCCGCAAGATTGGGGATGGATAAAGTGTAATTAACAAAGTCTTGCATGATAAGCCCTGCATTGGCAAAGGCCGTGGAATAATTGCGAAGCTCATCGTAGATTGACTGAATAAGCGGATCGCCCCATCCATTATTGAAATTTTGCTGCCTTGGAGGTAATATCGACCAGTCTACGCGAAGAATTCTTGAATGATGTACGTAGAAGAGTGCTCCTGTACGGGTGTCGTTAACAGTATAGACATTTGGATAGCCATAATTCGGGCTATTCAGATCCTTTTCAAAAGTCCCGTCTCTGCTGAAAGATTGATAGCGATCGAATACATGGAGCCATTTTATATCCCTAATATTTCGCTCGTCGACAGGTTCTTCAAGAGGTAACCCATCGGCAATTCCCATCACGCAAAGAGCGCCTCCATACAGTCTGGCCCATCGAAGCAGAGTGATCAAATTGAAGTTAGCTTTGAGGGATTCCATTTTGCGATTAATGTCTTGTCCTGAATCTCCCTCGATTTCCCACCCTTGTCTGACCATTTCGGATGGCACAATATCCATGATTCGTCGGGTGATCCCGTCAGATCTATACAATTGATCCAGTTCCGCTTGTTCGAATATTTTCTCCAGGCGAAAGTGAGCATTGACGTTTTTATCGCGTCCTCGCATGCCTAGCCCAGTCAGGACATTGATCCATCCGTCGGCCTTGACAAATCCATCATTATGAGGAACGCGACTCTGTTCTTCAGCGGATTTTTTCTCAAAATTATACGTAGCCAT